TTACTGAAGCCGGATCACGGACAGCAGTAACTCCACTCGGAAGCGCATCTTCACTATCCCTCGCAACTATCTGCAATTGAGTTCCGCCCGATACAGCAGTGACTTTCTTGTGGGCAATTTTAACTGGAGATCCTGAATTCAACGAGGTTAAAACATTTCCAAATTTGAGCTTTGTCAATTTTAAGATCATGTCAGAGTCATTCCACAAAACAAAGGCAGAATCCTGCACAACAGGAACGTCTTTCTCAAAAATTTGAAATGTTGGCCGTTCCCTCAATCCAGTCATCAAAAAGTTGTACGCATCTTCATAAACATCGTTGAACAGAACTGGAAGCGTTTTAGGCACTACACCACCTCAGACAATCCCATTGCATAAACGTCTTTTATGAGGCGAACTGCCTCAACTCGCCAGGTTTTCCCATCAAGAACAACCTTATCGCCCTCATCAATTTTCGACCTGGCATAAATTACCACAGAAATATTGTCCATGTTGGCAAAGGGATATGGCCTTGCATCTGCCCTCTGTGCATACACGACAACGCATTTCAGCGTTGACTCGTCCTCTGTTTCCGTTGCATCTCCACGGTCATCATACGTCCGAGTTATGGCTTTAACAGTCACTTCTTGGCCATATAAATCAAGAACCCTATCAAACAAGGACGTCAACACAAGGCACACCGTTCTCCATGAGCTCTTGAAGCCGACTCTGGTCAGCTCCGTCCTTCAAGACGCTGGTCTGCATAACAACTCCCTTGTCAATGGGCAAATACAGCGAAATGTACGGATCATCAATTACATAGTACACTGCTGCAAACAGCCCGCCCTCTGCTCCAGCGCCTTTAGCTGCCTTGTAAAACGTCTCAAAACCAACGGACACTATCATACCTATCACTCCTATTTGGCGTATATACTCTCATCTTTCTCAACCTGTTCAGGATGTCGTTGACATCCATCACAACCTTACGGAGCTCACTGTCCTTCGAAACACGGTATTCAATGTCTCCAATTCTCAAGGATTCCTCAGGGAAAACACCGCCACCACGCTTCATCATTTCAAGCCCAAGCCTCGTCAAGTAAATCGTTGCAAGCTTTGCCAAGCTCAAGTTATCCGTGTCTCCGTAAGCATAAGAAATTTGAACACGATACCCCTCTGAAGCAGTATCCTCAATCACAACTTTTCCAGACCGCGACATGAAGTATTTAACGGTAGAAGTTTCAGTGTCGCCATCATCATCGATAATTGTTACGCTGTCAACACTTATGACAGGGGTTTTTTCAAGATAAAATGTTTTGGTGTGCCCATCTGCAATAAAAGTGTCCGTTCTCGATGTGGATTCAAATCTCGTTCCAGTTTCAGAATCAACAATAGAAGAAGCCCAATCAATCATTTTTTCAACAGTCGCTTGAGATTCATCTGGGGTAAACCACTCTGTAAGCTCAGTGTATGTAACGTACCCCATTACTCATCGACCTTTTTCTTCCGAACCCTCTTAACTTTTTTTGGAGCAATTCCAGTGACCCAGTCCCGCTCCTTCAAATACCTGAAATCTTTTTCGGTGACCTCAATTATGTCACCAGGCTTGGCGTCATAATAAGCATTCTCTCCAACAAACCTGAACAGCGCCTTCACCTTTGCTTTCATCTCGCACACCTAAAAAAATAAAAAATTAGTGGCTGGTTTATTCAACCAGCACTTTGTCGAAGTGGTACACACCCTTGGGGTGCCTCACGTTAAAGCTCATGCGCTCAGTGAGGTAAATGTTCCACACATCAGTGTCGTAGTCCTTGTCACGCTCCTTGTACATGCTCTTCCTCATGAACAAGGTCATAGCGCCAGTGTCAAACAGAAGCGCATCGGTACAAGTCTTGTCACCAGCAGTCACAGTCTCAGTCGCAGTGCCAAACACAGGCGTGGTGTACACAGGAACACCCATTATCTGGCCGATAGCACCGGTCTTGAGTATTGGGTTGCCCGCGTTCAGCGTGTTGAACAGATAGTTGTTGTTATTGTCCTTAAGAGTCCTCAGGTAGTGCGCAGTAAGCGGGTGCACAACAAGCACAAGCCTGTTCATGTTTGCACCATTGGTTTCCAAAGTCGAAATAGCTTTGCTTATGTGGTCAGGGCTAAGGTATGCACCATCAAGGTCCTGGGTCGTTATGCCAGTCGTGTCAATTATGCTGGTTATGCCAGAACCAGACACACCACCATCTTTGAAAATCGCAGTGTCCTCCTTAAGGGCAATCGCATTAGCCATCATCTTAAGCACATAGCTCTCAACATCTTCCTCAGCGTCATCAATAAGTTCCTGAGACATAGGCACCTTGACACGAAGCTTCTTCATCGTCACGGTCGTTTGGCTGAAAGTAGGTTCACTTGCAGTCACAGTGCCCGCTTCGCTAACGAAGTAAGCAGTCACGCCTGAACTGTCACTGTTGGGCAAATCAATTTTGTCAGTGTCCAGCCTCATTATCGGAATTATCTTCCGAGCGAGTCCATATTCATATATCATTTCCTGAACTTTGTCGTATGCAGCACGGGTAAGGTACCCACCTGCACTGTCAGTTCCCTCAACAAGAGTCATTTACATCTCCCTCCTTAAAACAGTATTCTCAATCTCTTCTCGTCAGCCTTCTTAACGAGAGACTCACGAGTTGATTTCTTTTCGAAGTTTTCCTCAACTTCTTTCTTGAAAGCCTCGAGCTTTTCCTCGAAAGCTTTTCTTATGCTCTCGAACTCGCTTTTGACGACTTCGGCAAATTCTTTCTTTATTGCCTCGACGTCAAGCGATTTCTCGACCTCCTCCTCCTGAGCAGTTTCTTCAACCGTCTCGGGAGCTTCCGGAGCACTCTCCTTAACTTCCTCGACACTTTTTTCAACCTGCTCCTGAGGAGTCTCTTCCTCTTTTTTAACTTCATCCTCAGACATCTCACCACTCTCCTCACATCCGCAAGATTTCTTCACTGCACAGTGACGCTCATACAACTCACGAGCTTTCCGCTCAACCTCAGCGTAACCGTGCTGTGCTGCACGTGATATTGCAGCACGAAGACCATTACAGTTTATTGCCCCCTTATTTGGTCCTTTCCACTCCTTGTACGGAAACTTCCTCTCGCTTGGCAAAAGGAAATAATCCGCAGGGAGTTCATCCCTCACGCTTTGTGGAGGGGCTTCCCACTCAGCGTTGGTCACTTTCTTAGCAGCTTTCGCAATCACAGCCATTATGTTCGCCTCTGGATTTGCTGGAGTCGGGGTAAATGAAATTTCCTCGATCCTTAAGCTTTTAATTATCCTATTTCCGCTCTCGTCATAGTCATATCCACCCGCAGGAACGAACCCACCTATTGAGAAGCTCTTGAGGATTCCCTCTTCGAGCAGAGTCCTTTCCCTCTGGGCAGTCTTTGAAATTTTGGCACGAATTATTGCCTTCCCATCTTGATTCCACGCATCCTCAACCACACCGATCATGGAATCAACGCTGCGATTGTGATCCTTCAATATCGGCTTTCCAACGAGCTCCTTTGGCAACGCATCCACGAGCTCTTTAGCGATCACATCGCCATCCAAATCAACAGTGCTCGATGTTGCGACTCCCTCAACCAGGAAGTCTCCACCAACATCCGACGCCTTCTGGATTGGTATGTTAAAACTTATCATACTACCACCATATTATACTTGCTGTTTTTTAAGGTTTTCCCAACACCAATGCTTTGACAAGGTTGAACATTCCAACAACGACGGTACTGATAATTGCCATCGCTTTCATGTCAAGTGTTTTCATGTTCTGCAAGTTCGTTCTATTCTCTACAACTTGCACCGTCAACTCATCAAGCTTATCTTCGATTCTCTCCAAACGTGCATCGATTATATTGAATAAGTCCAATGTTTTAGTCATAGCTTATCGACCTCGTCAAGGAACATTTGCTGTGCCTGCTCAGGAGACAAAACTCCTGTCTTTGCAAGCTGGGAATAAGCCCTCCCAAGGTAAAGCTTCACTGTCGCTTTCTTCAACAGGTCATCTGTGTTTACTTCACGGAATTTTATCAACACATCATTTTCGTCCCCAAACAATTTCGGGAACAGCATTGTGTTAACGAAAAACTCAACCTCAGCTTGCTTCGCCTTAACGTGGTACGAAAACGCTTTCAACTGAACTTCAGAACTCGCCTTGTTGGAACCCTCTGGCATTCCAAGCAAGATTGGGTACATGTTCAGTGCAAACGTTTCCTGGCGCTGCAAGTACTCAAGATAGTTTCCAAATTGTATGTCAACAATGTTGGAGCCAACAGGCTTGATTTCAATGTCGTCCGTAGTTATGATGTCGCCATGCGGTGACAGCTTCTCAAGCTCTTCACTCAAATCCTTAAGCTGTTCATCCGTTTTTCCCTCTTTCTTAACTTTTATGTGCATTCTCGGAGTTGCATTCCTTCGGAAAAACTCCTGCGTATATTCCTCAACGGTTTTCTTGTACTTGACAACATCCTTAATTGATGTCAAGGGAGAAATCCCCTTGAGCTCTGACCCGATCACGTTCGACGTGAAGTGAATTACTTTCTCCGGAGAAAGTATA